CCGGCCCCGTTGAATGGCCTGGCTCGCGCATCCCGATTTTCACCGCCGTGGGCGAGGAAATCAATCAAGGCGACGTGACGATCCGCAAGAGCCTGATCCGCGACGCAAAGGATCTGCAGCGCGCACTGAATTACACGATGAGCGCGGACATCGAAGCCCAAGGCATGACGCCGAAGGTGCCGTTCCTCATCTCCGACAAGCAGATCGAAGGCTACGAAGACGAGTGGGCAGACGCCAACAAAGCGCCGCGCCCCTACCTTCGCTACAAGCAAGTGGATGGCGTAGCCAAGCCCTCGCGCGAACCGCCGGTCAGTTCCAATCCCGGCTTCATGGCGCTGACCGCTGAGGCCGGCGACCAGATGAAAGCCGTGATGGGGATTTACGATTCCTCGCTCGGTAACAAATCCAACGAGACCTCTGGCGTCGCCATCGAAGCGCGCGACCAGCAAGCCGACACCGGCACGTTCGTCTTCCTCGATAATCTGCGCGCCACGATCCAGGCGATGGGCAACGAGCTGGTCTACCTCGTTCCGCGCGTCTATTCGCAGCGCCGAGAATTGCTCATCACCGGCAAGGATGGTGCGCAGAAGGTCGTCACCTTCAACGCCGAGCTGCGCGAATTCCTCGCGAACGGTCGCTACACCGCGATTGCTTCGATTGGCCCTGCATTTCAAACCCGCCGCCAAGAATCGGCGAAGGGGATGCTCGAACTCGCCAAGATCGTGGCGCCGCCATATCTGCCCGTGCTCATCCCGCGAATCGCTAAGGCGCAGGATTGGGAAGACGCCGACGAGATCGCCGAAGAATTCGCGGCCGTCTCAGCGACGTTGGCGCCGCCGTCAGCAGCGCCGGGGCTTCCACCCGGTGCACCCGGCCCGCTTCCGCCCGGTGCGCCTCCTGGCCCGCCCCAGGGCCCGCCGCAAGGCGCTGGCGCGCCCGGTCCCGGCTTACCCACCCCGCGCGGCCCGCTCTCGCCGCGGATGATGGCCATCCTCTCTCAGATTTCGCCCGGCGGGGCTCCCGCACCCGGTGGAGGCGTACGGCCTGGTCTTCCCCAGCCTCCGGGCAGGGCAGGCGCAGGGTCAGCGGGAACCCAGGGAGCATTTAGATGACTGACCAAATCGCAGCCCCGGCTGATGCCGGCGCTGCACCCTCAGCGACGCCCGAGCTTGCACCGACGCCCGCGATTGCGGCCCCGGTGGATGGCGGCGCGCCGACGGATGACAATGCGGCTGCGCCAGCAGCGGAAACGCCGGCCCAACCCGCCGAGAACGAAGAGGACAAGCGCAAAGCCTCCTATCGATTCTCGGAATTGAGCCGTCAGCTTCGCGAGCGCGATATGAGAATCGCGCGTCTGGAAGGCCGGCTGGAAGCGGGGGGCGCAGCCCCATCGCCGACGCCCGCGCCGCAAGCGCAAGCCCCGCAGCCGCCAAAGCCCACGGACTTCGAGCACGGCGAATTCGATCCTCGCTACATCAAGGACCTCGCGAAGTTCGAAGCCAAGCAAGAAATCGCGCAGGAACAAGAGGAGCGGGAACGCGCTCGCACCGCTCAGACCACCGAGCAGCAAGCGCGCGACCACTTCGTCAGCACGTATCAGGCCATCGAAAGCATGGGCGATGATTTCGCTCCCGCGCTCGATGTTCTGCGCGCTGTCGATCGGCCGATGAAAGACCTCATCGTCTCGACCGAAAACCCCGGCTACGTCGCCGCGTATTTCGCAAACAATCCCCAAGCGCTGGGCGAACTCAACCGCTTGAGCCCGCACCAGCGTGCGCTTCGGATTGGCGCGATCGACGCCCGCATCGGCGTTCAACTCGACGCGCTGAAAAACCCGGCGCCATCACCTGCTCCCGCAATCACACCCACCCCGACGCCGACACCCAGAGCCCCTGGCAATGGGCCAAACGTCACCCCCCTCAATCCGGAAACGATGCCGATCGGCGACGTCGAGCAACGCCTCGTTGCTCTGCGTGAACAGAAGCGCGCGTCCGGCTGGTGAGGGCAGGGCAACACCCTTTTCCTCGGAGCTTAGAAAATGACCGACAACGTAATTGCTACCCCGACCGTGTTCGCAAAGGCGGGCCTCGCCCTCCTGAAGAACAACCTCGTCATGACGCGCAAGGTGTCGACGCAATATTCGGCTGAATATGCGCGGACCGGCGCCAAGGCCGGTCAGACCGTGAAGGCTAAGCGCCACCCGGAATTCACCGTGCGCGACGGCCGCGTCGCTGACGTCCAAGACCTGCTGGAAGGTGAAGTCTCCATCACGCTCGGCACGCAAAAGGGCGTTGACTATAAGTTCACGTCGATTGAAGCGGCGCTGAGCCTCGACACGCTGTTGCTCGACAAGGCGCTCGACGCCGCGATGAGCCAGCTTGCCCAGCAAGTCGATAGCGATCTGTTCTCCGCCGCGTACAAGTCCACCTATTCGTGGGCGGGCACGCCGGGGCAGACGATCAACGCCGCGACCGATTTCTTCAAGGGTCCCGAACGCCTGGCTGACATGTCGGTGCCGCAAAACGATCGCCACGCCGTTCTCAGCGTGCGCGACGGTTATGCCCTTGCGGGTTCGTTCACCGCCGGCGCGGCGTGGCAATCGGACATGTCCAAGTCCGCCGTCGAGCGCGCGCGCATCCCGATGATCGCCGATGTCGATCCGGTGTGGTCGCAATCAGTGAAGTCGCACACAAATGGCGCATGGGCGGGCTCGCCCCTCATCAAGGGCGCGAGCCAGAACGTCACGTACAATTCGTGCCTGACGACCTACACGCAATCCCTGCTCGTCGATGGCTTCACAAACGCCACGACGATCAAGAAGGGCGACGTGTTCAAGATCGATGGCGTCTATGCCGTCAATCGCCGCACCAAGGAAGCGCTGGATTACCTCCAGCAATTCGTGGTGACCAGCGCCGACGCCACGTTCTCGACGTCTGGCTCTTCGGAAATTACGCTGACGATCTCGCCGCCGATCATCACCTCGGGTGCGTATCAAACCGTCGATGCCGCCCCCGCCAACGATGCGGCGTTGACGCTCATCGGTACGGGCAGCACGGCCTATGCGCAGAACCTTTGCTTCCACCGCGAAGCCTTCGTGCTCGTCACGGCCGATCTGCCGATGCCGTTCGGCCAAGGCGAAGCCCATATCGAGCGCGACCCGGATTCGGGTCTGTCGCTGCGCTATTGGCGTTATTCCGATGGCCGAAACGATGAGCACAACCACCGCTTCGACATCATCTACGGCGCGCAGGGCCTCGACGCACGTCTCGCGACGCGGCTGAGCGGCACCGCCTAAGCCATAGCCCACCTCGCTGGTGGTTTCGGCCGCCAGCGCTTTTCTTTTCATTCCTTCGGGAGTTACGACAATGGCAGTAGCAGACGCCCTTCAACTGAGCGATGGCCGCACCTCCGGTGTGGTCCTCGGTCAATCCAGCTCCGACCTCGTCGCCGTGTTCGGCGGCACGCCGATCGCGCAAAAATCCGGCGCCGCGCAAGCGACGGTGGCATCCGCCGCCGTGACCGTGGCGTCCGCCGCCGTCTCAACGCTTTCGCTGGCCAATTGCATCAATTCGCTGGTGCCGGCGGTGAGTTCCACCGTCGCGCTGGTCAATGAAATCCGCAACTGCCTGGTCAGCTACGGCTGGCTGGCCGGCGCTTAAGGCAGAGCGCTCACGCATGAAAATCGCGCTGTGTTTGCCAACGCGGGATGGGCGGCCGTTCTTTGCAACGGCCGCCTGTCTATTCCGCGACCAATATCGGCTCATCGCTCTCGGTCACGACGCGCACATCGTGCCGGTGGAAGGGGTGGGGCTGCCAAGCTTTGCGCGCAATGAAATGATCTGCGCCGCGCGCGCGCTCGCTCCCGACATCATCGTGCAAATCGATGACGACACGATCTGGGACGGCGAGGCGCTGCCGCGCATCATCGCGAACATGGAAAAGTTTCCCGATCGCCTGCGCTTCTGCGCCGTGGCGATCCCGTACAAACTGCCCGGCGATCTGCAGTGGAATGTGTTCTGGCCAGAGCGGCCGCAAATCCTCAGCGACGCCGCCACCAATTACATCGATGTAAATCTGATCGGTGGGGCCTTCACGGTCATCCGCGCCAGCGTGTTCGATGAAATGGAGGCTTACCTCACCGCCATCGACCCTGATTACCGCTACAGCCACAATGGCAAGCCAGAGCCGCGCGTCGCGTTCTACGAATGCCCGAAAGGGTGGGGCGAGGACACGCGCTTCTGCCAGCACTGGAAGGACATGGGCGGCTCGATCTGGGTTGATCCGGAAGTCGATGTCGAACACGTCATTGCGCCGAACTGGGGCGTCAAAGGCCGGCTCGGAAACTGGCTGCGCGATCGCATGGCGAAGGACGCCGCGCCCAGCGATGATGACGTCCGCAAGATATCCATCCTCGTGCCGACGCGGCGCAATGCCGCCGGCGCGCAACGCTTTGTTGAGACGACGCTCGCCCAAGCGCGGCGCCCGGATCTGGTCGAGATCGTGCTCGGCGTGGATGAAGACGATTTCGACAGCATCAACGCGCTCACGACGCTCAAAGGCGGCAAGTATCTCCCGTCCGATATCGCCTTCGCCGATGAGGCCGTTCGCGCGTCGGTGACGATCGCGTGTGCGCCGCGCAAAGCCACGCTCGGCGCGCTCTATGACGGCCTTTATGTATTCGCGCGCGGTGAGATCATCGGCTGGGGCGTCGACGACGTTGCGTTCGATGGCGCCGGCTGGGACGATTCCGTGCGTGCGTTCACTGTCGGCAGCGCCATCTCGCACCCGATGATGGACGGCCCCGGCCGCGAAAACCTCGCCTGCGCGCCGTTCACCACCAGGGCGATGGCCGAGGCGCTGCGCGAGGCGCAAGGCGGCTATGTCTGCCCGCACTGGTTCCCGTTCTGGTTTAACGACGTCTGGTTCACCGACCTTGCCGAGCTGATCGACCAGCATCGCCCGATGCCGTGGCGCATCACGATGCCGGACGGAGAGGGCGGCACCAAAGGCATGCGCGACCTCGCGTTCTGGGCGCGGTTTTATCAAGCGCTCTCGGGCGTGCGCGCTGACGCCGCGGCGAAGCTGCTCGGCGTCGAACACGACGAAGCCGCCGTCCGCGATCTGCATCGCCGCGCCGCCGTCATGGCTGAGCGCGTGTCGCCGATGCTCGACCCGAAAGTCATCGCGCATTTCGAGGACAGGGTCACCGAGGCGCCAAACCCTCGATACGCAACCGTCAAGGCCGCAGCCGAAGCCTGGCTCGCCGCCAACAAGCAGGAGATTGCCGCATGAGCAAAGATTTCCCGAAGATGATGTACCGCGCGAACGGCGCGGTGCTGGAAAACCGCATTTTCGAGTCCGAGGATGCCGTCGAAGCGGGCTGGAGCGATCGCGGCGCGGCGAAGGCTGCGCTTGAGCCGGAAAAGTCGCTCGCTGCGAAAGGCGCTGTGGCAATGGGCGACGGCGCCCACGCCGACACCAAGAAACTCGCCGACGCGACGAAAGCACTCGCCGAATCCGAAGCGAAGATCGGCGCGCTCGCCGATGAACTCTCCGCCACCCGCCAAGCGCTGGCGGCGTCGGAAGAGTTGAACGGCGCGCTCGAAGCCCGGCTCGATGAGATTGATCCGACCTGGCGCGATGCGCTCACGGACTCCGCCAGCGTCGGCGCCAGCGATGACGCGGAACCGAAAACCGATGAGCCGAAGAAGGACGAGCCCAAGCCGCTGCCGAAGCGCAAGGCCGCGAAGTAAGCCGCAAGCTTTCTTCAGGCGCTCACGTACACACTGACGGCGGGAGCAGCGCATGGCCACGGCCCGGGAAACCATCAACCTCGCGTTTCGCAAGCTGAAAGTGGTCGGGCGCGGGGCTAATCCCACCAGCGCCGAGACGACCGACGCGCTGGACGATCTCAACGCGATGATGCTGGATTTGTGGGATGGGACCGGCGGGTTTCCGTTTCAGAACGTGCGCGTGGATAGCGCTTATGAGGTGAGCAGCGAAACGCTGTCCGCCGCGCTGCTGTGCGTTTCGACGTCCGCGCTTGGAATCACGCTGCCGGAATCGCCCGCAGACGGCGCGCGCCTCCGTGTCGTGGACGTCGCCGGCAATGCCGCCACCGCGAACATCACGATCGATCCCAACGGGATGCAGATCGAGGGTACGACCGCTTCTGTCGTATTGGCCACGAACGGAATCAATCGCTCGTGGATCTTCGACGCCGCGACCGGCAATTGGCGCCGGTCCGAAGATCTCGCACTCGAAGACGATCTGCCGTTCCCGGCCAGCTTTCATTATGGCTGGGGCCTGCGCCTGGCGAAGCGGATGAGCGAATACGGCCAAGCGCTCAGCAAGGAAGACGACAAACTCGCCGACGAATGCTGGCGGCTGATGCGCGCGCGCTACGTGAAGCCCGGTCTGCTGCGCCCCGATGGCGCGATCTCTTCCATGGGCGGCGCGTCGCGCTACGGCTTTGCATCCTGGGATGGGTCAGACGCATGAGCGACGACAATCTCACCAAGATGAAGAAGGCGCTCGAGCCCTATCTCGAACATGCGCGCTCAGCGATGGTGCATAATCCCATCGCCGATTTCGTGCGCCAGCAGCAAGCCGGCGGCTTCAAGCGCCCCGCGCCGGCGCAACCCGCACCGCATGATGTTCTGGATGGCGTCGCGCAGATTCACCCGATGACGGTGTTCGGCGATGCGCGGCCGGAAGAGGTGCTGGCGAAAGCCGGGCAGGGCGCGGCGGATTTCTTCAATCCCGATATTCAAGCGCCCAAGCCGTATGACATGGCGACCCGCGACATTCATGGCGCGCACGCACAGGGCTATGGCGAACCGAGCAATTTCCCGCAGCCAAAGCGCGAGATTTCGCCGCGCATGCGCACGCTGCTCAACGCCGCGATGGCGGCGCGCGGCCAAGCGCCCGCAGTTACTCCCGATACGGACACCGGCATATCTCGCCCCGATAGAGCCCCCCTCAGCATCGGCGCGCACTCGCCGGCGCAGGACGATGAATGGGTGCTGGAGGATAGCCGCCCTGACTACCAAGCCTCGGGCCAAGAGCTAAGCCGCATCCTCGCCAAGCTTGAAGAGCGCTACCCGCCGAGAGAGCAGGCGGCGCTCACGTCTTATCCTGCGGGGCGCTGAGATGGCGCGCCCCATCGATAACAGCGTCTCGGTTGCGGATGTTCTGGCGGCCATCGGCCATGGCTTGAAAAAGCGCGGCGTGCCGATCGCCAACCGTGTCGGCAATTTCGGCCGCGACGTCGTGCTTGGTACGGAAGACACGGTTCGGCACGCCATCGCTCATCCTGATGATGTGACCGCGTTTGTGGAAGGCCTCGCCCGCGACGCCGGGCAAACCACCGAGCAAGCCGCGAAGACCGCCCGCGATCCGGCCACGCTCAAGGCCATTCTCAAAAGCGTCCAGGACATGGGCGGCGGCGTCGCTGACAACTTCAGTGCGGCTGCCAGCGATATCGGCGCGACGGGGGATTCGAACCTCGTGCGCGAGGCCGCGTTCAAAAACATGGGCGACGCCGTGCTCGAATACGGCTCACTTCCCGCGAAGATGGTGGCGCAACCTTTCATCGACGCCCCAGCGCAATGGCAAGGCGGCGTGGATGCGCTGGCCGATTCCAAGAACTTCCGCAGCAATTATCACTTCCGCGATGCCGACCGCGCCTATGACGATGCCGGGGAAAACCTCACCTCGTCGCTGGGCTCCGGCGGCCTCGCCGCGCTCAACCTCACCGGAATCGGCGAAGAGGGGGTGGCGCTCAAAACCGGGCTCGAAAACGCAGCCTCCTACAGTCGTCTATTCGGCTCGGTAAAGCGGGCGAAGGAGGGCGTTAAACTTGCGCAGGCCAATGGCGTGGCTGATCCGAAGGTCGCTGATGTGCTGGATGCGCTGATCGCCAAGGATAAGCAGAGCAAAACGCTGGAGGCCGTGAAGGCGGCAGACGGCACTTTCTCTGTGCCCAAGGCCACGCCCATCCGCGATTACGCCGTGAAGCAAGGCGCACTCGGCGCAGGTGCGGGCACCGTGCTGGGCGGCATCACCGGCATCACCACGGCGCCAAAAGACGCTACGCCCGAAGAAATCTTCAAGAACATGGCCAAGGACGCCGTGATCGGCGCGGCCGGCGCGGGCACGATGGGAACGGTGCTGGGCGCGACCGGCGCGAAGGCGGGGCCGATCTTCACCAAGCTCGCCGAGGGCAAGCCCATCGCGACCGCCGCGGTGAATTCAGCCGCCGAATTTCCCACCGGCATGGCGCTCGGAAAAATTACCGGCGGCGCTAGCGGCGCAACCTATGGCGCGCTATCTTCTGATGATGGAGACACAGATCCCACTCTGGCTGATCGTCTTAGGCGCGCTGCCCTCTGGGGCGTGGGCGGGTATGGCGTTGGTGGTCTTACTGGCGGCGCTGCGGCTAGCGGACGCCGTTTCGTCTCTGAAATGGGAAGCAAGGATGCGCTTCGCAGCGGGGCAGCCGCTGACGTCATCGCAAAGGCAGCGGGTCCACGCGCTGCTGAGCCGACCCTAAAGCGCATCAACCTCCCGAGCCCGTTCCTTGGCTCGGTCGATGCACACATCAATCCCACCATCGCTGACGTGCGCCGCATGGTGAAAAATGCGCGCGGCAGCGAAAACCCAAGCATTCGCTGGGGCGTCGATAAGAATGGCGACGTCGTGTTCTGGGACGGCGAGAAAGCCGCCTACCACGGCCTCATCGAAGACGGCCTCGGCGCAGGAGCCTTCGTCGATCACGGCACCATCGAACACGCGCTTGAACTTCCGGGAACGTTCAACCGGATAGATAAGGCTTTAGGGCGCTCGGCTTACGGCGGCGTGCGGAGTTTCCAGCCATCACCGAGCGCGGTGTTCTCCGGCATCGGTAGAATCTCGAAGGCGGATGAAAAGCCGCTGATCGATCTGACGCCAGAACGGATCGGAACAAATCGATTCGAACCAAAGCGGCCCGAACCGGGAACGCGCGGTTGGCAAGCCGGCTCCAACCGCCAGGAAGTGCAGGCGGAGAACGATAAAATCGCTGAGGCTTATGGCGATTGGATCAAGAAGCACCCGCCTCAAGACGTTCGCCCCGGCACGAAGGGCAGCGAAGGCTCGCTCGCGAACTTCGCCGCGTCGCTCGGTCTGACCAAGAACAAAGTGCAGGGCGTTCTTGCCCGCCGCGGCGCGCTGAACTCCGCGCCCAAGCAGGAAGGCAAGTGGTCGCTGAGCGATGCGCCGACGCCAAGCGCCGCGCCTGTTATCGATGATGCGGCGGCCGCAGCGGCCAAGCGCGTCGGCATTTCACCCGAGCGCTATGCGCAATTGTCGGCCCGCGCCAAGCAAGCCGGCGCTGGCGTCGATCCCGATGACGTCCTCACCTGGGCGGCCAACATGGGATACCTCACCGCCGTCGGCACGGCTGCCGCTGTGGGAAGCGGTGCGCTCGCAACCGATGATGCAAATGCAGAAGAATACGATCCCTACGCCCCGCCTGAGGACGTCAACAATTCCCCACTCGCCGATGCGCACCGCCTGCGCCAGGCCAAGCGCGCCCGCGCGATGTCTGATCGCGGCGCAACGCCTGAGCAGATCGCAGCGGCGCTGAACCGCGAAAGCGCGGCGTCTGACGCTTACTATCCCGCGATTAAGCCTGCAGAGGTCCAAGCGCTTGTGGCGATGCCGCAGAAGGGCGGGGATGAGAACCTTCCCGTCGATCTTGCCGCCGTACTTGCAGCGGTGGTCGGCTCAAAACTCGGCGGCAAATACGCCGGCAAACTCGTCGGCACCGAAGAACGCACCGCGCTGCGAACCGCCGTCGGCGCGACGAAGAAAACAAAGCCGGTGGATGATGCGTTTCGCGTGGGCGGGAGCACGCTTGGTGGAGGGGCGGGCGCGGCTGCGGCTACAGCAACAGGCGAGGCGCTCGACGGCGAAACGCCGGATCCAAACACGGTCCTCCGCAACTTTACCCTTGGCATGGGCCTCGGCGCTGGGATCGATCGCGCCCCTGCGATGAAGAATGCGGGCAAGAGCTACATCGACGACACGGCCAAGAGCGGCGGGATTTCGTCAATGGCGCACTATGGACAGCCGCCGCCTGTTCTACAGAGCGGCAACCTGCAGCAGATCGACGATTTCATGGCGAAGGTGCGCGCCAATCAGCTTGTGAATCCGCCGCCGAACGTGCGCTATGATACGCAAGCAGGGCGGTTCGTGCCGGGACCGGCGCCGACGCCAGTGCTGCCGAAGCCGCAACCAGGTGTGTCGCCCGAAGACCTCGTGAAGAAACTCAACAAGCCGAAACCGCCGAAGGCGCCGCCCGCCGTAACTGAAGGCGCATCGCCAGAAATGCAAAAGCTGGCGGAATACGGCGTGCGCTTCAAAGACATGAAGAGCGTCGCCACGAAACTTGGCATCGCGCTGCCGCCGAAGGCCACCACAAACGATGCGATCAAAGCCATCCGCGACGAACTGGAAGGCAACCCAAACGGCGCGCGCGCCAAGGAATTTAAGCGCCTATATCCGGGCATTGCAGCCGCGATCGCCAGCGGCGAGGCGCTGCACTATGCCAACGAGAATGAAGACGCGGAGCTAGCGCGGTAACGTCATGAAATAGCCGACCGGGCCGCCGATCCAGGCTGAGACCACTACGGCCCAAAACACCACCTTCGGCAGGCTCAACTGGAACGGCTCGCGCGCCGGGAGCGGATCAGCGATACCGAGGGAGGGCAGGTCGTCGGCTGCGCGGGCGATCAGGACGGTGTTCATGAGCCAGCAGCCTCGCACTTAAAGGTTACGTCCGCGCTTCCTTGCGTGATCTCGCTCTGGCTAGCGTCGCCAGTGATGATCGCCGTCTTGCCCTGCTTGGCGCAGAACTCGTTCGCGGATTTCACGGCGGATTTCTTGGCCGTGGCGGCGCCGCCCATGCTGGTGAAAGCGCTCGTCGTGACTTTGTAAGAACCGTCACCGACCGCGTAAGCGCCGCTGGACGAGGCGCACCCGGCAAAAAGTGTTAACGCCGCTATAGCAGCGCACATTCGAAACAGCATCGCGGATCTCCTAGCGACAAGATGCCATCGGTGGGCGCGCTCCGCAAGGTCGCGCGAACGGGCAAGTCTTCTTCAGCCGCGCGGGCGATTTTGGGCGCATGGTCGCCCTACCAGCATTTTCGGCGGAATTGCTTTCGCCCCTGCGCCGCACGATGGACGCGGCTCTGCTCAACAGCGTCGCCAATCATCCGGATGTGCGCGGCGCGCTGGGCGGCGAGGGGGCGATCGATCTGGCGCCCGCCATCGATGATCCGGCCAATATCGCGCTGGTCAATGAAGCCGGCGGCTTCCTGGTCATGCGCCAAGGTCCGGCGCTCTACGAAGCCCACACGCTTTTCCTGCCCGAAGGCCGCGGCGACCGCGCCATCGCTGCGATGCAGCAGGGCATGCGATACCTCTTCACGGAAACCGATTGCCTCGAACTGCGCACTCGAATTCCTGGAAATAACCCTGCTGCGGCGATGTTCGCACGCGTCTCGGGCTTCCGTGAAATCTTTACCCGCGATCGCGCCTGGCCTGTATCAGGTGGCGAGCCAGTCTCTATCTCCTACCAGACGCAGACCTTCGACAATTGGCGCGCGCGCGATCCGCTGATCGCCGCGTTCGGCCATGCGTTCCACGAAGAACTGGAAGTCGCGAAACAGGCTGCCGGTTCTGCACTTGATCAGCACCCGGACGATCCCGCGCACGACCGCGCCGTGGGCGCGAGCTTCCTGATGATCCGCGCCGGCAACGTCCGCAAAGGCGTCGCGACTTACAATCGATGGGCCTCGCTCGCCGGCTACGCGAACATCACGCTGCTCAGTGAAACCCCGCCCATTCTCGATGTCGTCGATGCGATCGTCACGATGCGCAACGGCGCGATGGAGGTTCTAAAATGCCGATAGGGGCTGCCATCGCCACGTCGGTCGCCACAGTTGGCGCGGCCGTGATCGGATCAAGTGCGCAGAGCAAAGCGTCAAAGTCCGCAGCCGCCGCGAGTGCTGGCGCGTCTGCCGCCGACATCGCGCTCGCCCGTGAAACGCGCGATCAGAACGAAACTCTTTTCGCCCCGGAAGTCGCGCGCGGCAACGTCGCCGACGCGGGCCTGGACGCGCTTTATTACGGCTCCGGCTCGATACCCGGCGTTGACGGCGCGCCCTCGACCACGATCACGCGCGACCAGGTGTTCGGCAACATCGCCGGCACACCGCTGGCCACTTACAACGACCAGGATTACGCGAGCCGATTGAGCGAAGGCGAGCGCGCTTACGGCGAATCCAACACGCTGGAAGATCAACTGCTCGCCCGTCAAACCGGCCTGATCAACGGTCAGCGCACCGAAGGCGATCAGATCGCCAATGACCAGTTCGACAATCTCAGCACGTCGTTCAACGCCGAACGTACCGGCGCGGTTGATCTTGCTGGCGCTAAGCGCGGCGATCTCACCGGCCTCAACAATGGCCGATACTTCGATCAGAGCGGGCGGATCAATCAGGGTCTGATCGATCGCTTCAGCCTCGCCGACACCGCCTATACCAATGCGCGCGGCACGGCTGACGAAAATTACAACAACACCGACGCGCTGCTGCAGGCGCAATACCTCAAAAAGCAGGGCTTCACCGATCAGGAGATCGCCGACTTCCAAGCGAAATCCACGATCCAAGAGGGCATTGCGCTCGATCAACTGGCCAGCCGCTACGGCATCACCGGTCAGACCGGCAAGGCGCAGCGCTCGATCGGCGAGACCACGCAGAAGGCCGCACTCGATAACGCTCAGTATGCGGATTCCAAGCGCTCCGCCGATTACGGCTGGCTGGCGGATGGGCAAGACAGCGCCGACGTGCGCCGGGGCGGGGCTTACACCTCAGCCGATCTCGCGCGCACCGGCTCGCGCAGCGGCGCTTACGATTCCTATTACAATGACAGCGGCGACAATCTCGACAGCTATTATGGCGGGCAGGCCGCGATTGATAACAGCTTCTTCGGCGATCTCAGCGACGCCGACCGCGAGTATTATGACAATCTCGATCCGGCGCTGAAGAAGCTGTTCGATCAGCTCGCCACCAACAGCACGACGCGCGGCGATGCCCTCAGCGGCGCTTATGGCGCTGACGCACAGGCGCGCAGTGCCGCGCTGACCGGTCGCCAAGGCGCGCGCTCAAACGCTTACAATTCCTACGCTGCCGGCCGCGCGACCGCGCTCGATGCGTATCTCACCAATCTCAACGAAAACTCGCAGCGCGGATCGCAAGGCCGCGCTGATATCGCCAACGCCGGCGCGTCCTACGCTCGATCAGCGACGGCCGCGAATGATTCCGCCGCCCGCGCCTACGGCGAAAACGCCATCAACCAAGGCAATATCGGCGCAAACCTCGCGCTCACGGTCGGCAAAAGCGCCGCGGATGCGTGGGCGAGTTACGACCAGCAGCAGAAGGCCGCGAAAATCGGCTCTTCCTCCTCGAACAAAATCGGCGCGGCCGGAAATTAAGCGAGGCACCAAATGGCGCAGCCCATTCTTCCTGACTACTACGGCGAGATCACCGCAGCGGAAAAGAACGGCCGCAAGCGCGGCGCACTCAGCGCGGCGGAAGCCTATGCGCAGGGTGGCGATCTTGAGAGTGCGCAAAAGGCTGCGGCGATTTATGCGCCGGAAGCCGCGCAAGCCTACGAAGGTCAGGCCGACAAAGCCTATGGCCGCGACTTTGCCGGCGCTCTGGCAAACGAGGATTTCACCGGCGCTGCACAAGCGGCGGGAAAGTATGGCGACGCCAAGGGCGTGGTCGCGGCGCAGGGCGCGCTGAAAGATCATAAAGACGAGCAGGTCGCACAAGCTGCGGCTGCGCTAGGTCGTGCCGCCAACCAACTCGACGCGATCAGTCAGATGGGTTCGCCCGAACAGATCACCGCCGCCTACACCGATTATTATGGTCAGATCAAAGAGGCCGTTTCTAAGAGCGGCGGTGACGCGCAATTCCTGTCTGCCTTCCCCGATCCGAAGGAGTTCAACCCCGCCTCCGCGCGCGCTCTCTCCAAGCGCGCCTATGCGCAAGTGCTGAGCGCGAAAGATTATATCGAGGCGGAAGCGAAAACCCGCCAGATCGATCTGACGGAGTTCAACGCCCGCGAGGATGCGCGCCATAACCGGGTATCCGAGAGCATCGACTGGACGAATGCGCGCACCGCCGCAGGGAAGCCGGCCCGCACGCAATATTATCCCGATGCCGCCGCCTCCGCTGGCAATTTCGCCAACCGCTTGGTGCAAGCCGATAAGGCGCTGAAGGCGCTTGAAGCAAAGGGACTGGACTTCAACGCCGTCTACACCATCGGCCAGATCGGCGCGGGGGGTGCGGATGTGCAGCGCTATCGCCAGGCGCAGCGCGAGTTCATCAACGCCATTTTGCGCAAGGAATCTGGCGCCGCGATCGGCAACACCGAGTTCGACTCGGCCAAGCAGCAATACTTCCCGGTGCCGGGCGATAAACCCGAGACCATCGCGGCAAAGCAAGCGGCGCGGCTGCGCTCGGCGCAGGGCCTGATCAATCAGTCGCAAGGCTATTACGATGAATTCTACCCGGGTGGCGGTGCTGGCGCTGGTGCAGGCGATCCCGCAGCCGGCGGCGCGCCTGATCCGCTCGGGATCAGATAGTCATGGCGTCGCTTGCTGAAATCCGCGCGAAGCATCCCGAGTATGACGATCTCGATGATCAGAAACTCGCGGACGGACTTTATCAAAAGTTCTACGCCGACATGCCGCGCGATCAGTTCTACAATTCCATCGGCTTAAAGCCCGCGCCCACCGCGCCAGCCTCGGCACTGCCCGCCGAGCAGATGAACACCAAGCAGCCAAACCCGAGCCGCAACTTCATCGAGAAGGCCGCTGATTTCGTGACGGGCGATGATCGTCGTCAACCTGGCGTCGGAGAGATCCACGCCGAGCAATTCGTGAATGCGGTCAACCCCGGCGACATGGCTTACAAGGCCGTGACCGATCCCAAAACCATGGCGCTGTTTCTCGATAAGAACCCGCTCCACCAAGCCGCGATTCTGCGCCAAACGGTTCCAGGCATCCAATTCCGCCGCGACGAATACGGTCAAGCGCAAGTGCGCGCGCCAGACACGGCAAAGGGCGAAGGCGCATACGGCCCTTGGATGTATATCAATCGCCCCGGCCTTTCCGGCAACGACGTGCAGAACTTCTCCGACGACTTCCAGAAGTTCATCGGCACGCTGGGCGCGGGCGGCGCGTTCAAGAAATTTCTGCCCCGCGCGCTGGCGGCGGGCGGCGCAGGCGCTCTGACCGAAACGGTTGCGCAGGCCGGCGCCATGCCGGAGGGTGGCCAAGGCCCCGACGCTGGCGACGTTACGCTTGCAGGTCTGGCGAGTGCACTCGGACAAGCCGGCGGCGATGTGCTCGATGCTGGCGTACAGGCTGGTAAAGCGCTGTGGCGCCGCGCCTTCAAACCACCAGCCCCGCCCGGACCGTCAACGACATTGGGTTCAATCGGCGCGCAGGCCGGCAAGACGTTGAAGGAATTGGCCGACGCAAAGGCCGCCTCTTCCACGACGCGCGACGCAACCGCCCAAGCCGCCTACGATCAGGCCGATCGGCACGGTGTGCCACTCACGCGCGGACAGGCTTCCGGCGATGCGCGGCTGCGCCAAGACGAAGATGCGATGCTGCGTGGCGGCTCCTCGAAGGGCGCCCAGCAGACCATGCAGCAATTCGCCGATCGCCAAGCCGACGCGATCAAAGATGCAGCCACCGCCATTCCCACGCGCGGCCAGACGCCGTTATCGCAAAGCATGGAAGACGCCGGGCAGGCGTTCAAATCCGCCGTCGGCGATCGCCGCGATGCGCTCGAAACCATTGCGGACGATGCCTACAAAACCGCGTTCGAAGCCGGGAAGGCTGAGACCGTGCCGCCGAGCGACGAGCTTGGGCAGCGCGTCGCCGCACTCGTCGATGAGCACTTCTTCGACGCACCGGCCGCGGAAAAAGTCATCACGCGGCTGCAGACCCAAATCGCGCAAGGCAAGGCCAATTTCGGCACCGTCGAGCGCGCGCGCCAGGCGCTCAATCGGATTCAAACGAGCGCGGTCAATGCCAAGGACGGCCAAACCGCCGAAGCCACGCGCCAGATTAAGCAGACCCTCGACGAGTGGACGCGCAACACCATGCAGAGCCCGGATGCGCGCCAAGCGTTCGCAGGCGCCCGCGATGCCTTCTCGGAACTCAAATCACTCTATGGCGCCGAAGGCCCTCGCGATCTCGGCGGCAAGGCGATCGAGAAGGTGCTCGACACCGACCGCACCGGCCAGCAAATCGCCGAAGGCATTCTCGGCACCGGCAATCGCCCGCCGGCGCAAACGCTGGCGACCGTGAAGCGCGTTGTTCAGATGGCGACGGAAACCCGCCTTGATGGCCGCCTCGCCGCGCGGCCGGGCGCGACCGCTGGCGCGCGCCGCTTTGCCGGCGATGCGCTGCAGCCGACCGACGAACTCCAAGCGCTCCGCGAAGCAACCTTCCAGCGCGTGCTTGCGCCGCTCGATAAGCGCGAACCGGGAAACCTTGTTCCGGCAAAGACCTTGCTTACCAATATCGACGCGCTGCTCGACGGGCCGAATGCCGCGATCGCGCAAGAACTCTACACCCCGCAAGAAATCGCCAAGTTGCGCGAGTTGCGCGAGGTCATTGCCCGCATCGTGCCACCTCCGGGGACCGCCGTTTCTGGTACGCCGATTGTGCTCTGGCAGATGGCGGAGAACCTGATGAACGCGCTGTCGTTCGGGACCTACAAGGTTGTGAAGGTGCCGATCGAGGATGCTGCCGCGACTGCCGGCGCCCGCGCCGCAATCTCTCGCCCGACCCTCTTTATTCGGTTTCCGGCGACGGCTGGCGGCCCGGCGACGGCAGCTTTCGCTGACAGCGCGCAATCTGGTTCCGGGCAGGGCGATTATTCCGCGCCAGAAGCTCCTGCTGCGCCCGCTCCGGCCGCCGCTCCGCCCGCTGCGCCCGCGCAAACGCCCGATCAGCGCCTTCCCGGCGAGCCCGTCAAAGCCACCACGCTCTCACCGCTGGAAGAGCAATCCTATCGCGCCTGGCTGCAACAGATCGGCATGACGAAGGCCAACGGCTTCGCCATCGACGACAATTTCACCGGCACCGATTACGACCTGCGCGGCTTCTTCAAGAAGTACGGCCCGGTGAAGGTCAACGTCGCCGGCGGCCAGCACTTCACCGACGAATTCAAACTACCGAACCATGAGACGTTCTCCGATCAGAGCATCTATGCCAGGGGCGCGAATGCAGCTCGAGCGGGGCATTGGGACGGGGAGCGCTACGTTCCCGCGCAGCGCCGCTAATGCCCTATTTCCCGATCGCTCCGGGCAGCGACAATCGCAAAAAGCTCTGCATGACGCCGGTCGTGCAGCGCAACGTGATGCTGGCTCGGCCTTCGCGCGCGTCGGCGTCGCGCTCGCCATTCGTTGCTATTCCCACGCCCGGGCGGCGCTTGCTCGCGAGCCTGCCGGCGAATGTGCGCGGGATCTTCGCCGAGCCTGGCGCGCAGAATGGCGACTTGTTCGCGGTCGCGGGATCGACGCTCTATCGTATTTCCGACGCCTGGACCTATGCCGGGCTGGGCATCGTGCCGGGCGGCGATGTCGTGACGCTGCGCGCGATGCGCTCAAACCTGATGCTGCGCGCGGCCGGCACGCTCAATCTCTATGACGGCTCGTCGCTGACGCAGGTCACTGATGTTGATGCGCCGGCGAATGCTTCGACGCTGGCCATCGTCGGCAATCGCGTGGTTGCGGCGAATGCAACGACAGATGGGTTCGATTGGTCAAAGGCGGGTCTGCCGCTGGTGTGGGACGTCGATGGCGCGGCGGCGGATATCGATCTTCCCGACCCGATCATCGGCCAGGAAGAAATCTCCGGCGATCTGTGGAGCTTCAACTCTCGATCGATCCAGCCGTGGCAGGCGACCGGCGGCAGCGAAGCGGAAGCGTTTTCGCCGATCACCGGCGCTGCGATTCCGCGCGGTCTGATCGGACGGGAAGCCATCGCGAAGATTGGCGCCGGTCGCATCTTTCTGGGTGACGATAAGGTCGCCTATGGCACGAGCGGGTTGAGCGTGAACCCCATCGTCAATCCGGACATGGAAGACGCGCTCGAAGTTTTCACCGAGGCCGAGCTCGCGGTCGATGCGATCGCCTGGTCCTACAAAGTCGGCTCGAAGGAATTCTGGGTGCTGCGCAGCGCGCTCGATCGCGCGTTTTGCTACGACGTCGCGGAGGGCGTTTGGCACGAGCGCACCCGCTTTGGCGCCGATCAATACGACGTCGCCTTTGCCGCGCGGGCTTATGGCAGCGTGGTCGTCGCGAGCCCTGACAGCGGCGATCTGTGGGCGCTTGATCCCGACGTATTCGACGACGCGGGCAACCCCATCGAGCGGGTGATGACATTCAATATCCCGGTGGGCGCTGATACCAGTGTCAATCGGCTGGTGTTCGACATGCGCTGCCGTGATCAGCCGGTGAGCGGCCAGGGCTCTGAGCCCACGATGATGCTCAACTGGTCCACCGATGGCGGGGAAACCTGGGCGCTGCAGGATGGAAATCTGCGCGAAGTGAGCCTGCCCGGCCCGGGCGTCTACGGGATGCGGATCCAATCCTACACCTTCGGCCTGGCCAAAAGCGAAACTGGCTGGCTGCTGCAAATCACCATCACCGATCCGATCCGCTTCTCGCTGGCCGGTATTTGGGTGAACCCGACCGAAGACGAGCTGAAATGAGAATCCCCAGCCTCAATCTCTCCGGGTCCTATTTCGAACCCCGCACAGGCGAGCCGAATAAGCTCGGCATCCTGCTGCTGCGCGCCATCAACGCCCTGATCGACCGCACCGGCGGGATCAATGGCAAATACCTCCCGCTGCCGGAATCCACCGTGGCAGACCTGCCCACGGCCATGACGGAAAGCGGTCTGATCATGTGCACCGACGAAAGCGGGGGCGCTATGCCGGTGTTCTGGGACGCGGGCGCTTCGGTCTGGCGCCGGGTCACCGACCGCGCCATCGCCTCTTAGGGCCTAAGCTAGGCCCAAACGGGCAAGTCTTCTTCAGCCGCAAGCGCCAGTTTTCCCGCATCGTCGGGGAGTTTGCATGGCGCGCCGCGTATTGGCCGGGTTCCGGCTGTTCAAGGACAATGGCGCCTACGCCAGCGACGGTGTCGCCACCTTTGCGCTTGGCGGCACGAGCACGGCATTTCAGCCCTTCAACAGCTTTGAACTGACGACCGCGATCGGCCCGGCAGTGAGCTGCGGCACGCTGGGCTGGCTCCCCGATATCTGGATTCCCGATGACGTCTCGCTGAAGGTCACCTTCACCGGGACCGGTGTGACCACCCGCACCATCGATTACGTCGAACTCGCCGAATCCAGCACGTCGGATGAAACCGGCTCCCTGCCGGCGTTCAAAAACGTGATCAAGAACGCCGCGTTCAATACGTGGAGCGGGGCGACGACGTTCTCGAATATTTCGGGGGCAGGCGCTGCGGCGCAAGTCGCGGACCAATGGTATCTCAGCCAATCGGGCACGGCAGCGAATGCGGTGTCGCGCCAGACCGCTGATTCCGAGGGCGCGCGCTACGCCCTCCGCTTCGGCCGCCCCGCCGCCTCGTCCAACGTCAACCAATTGCGGCTCTACACCACCGTTGCGACCGATGAAGCCTATCGGCTGCGCTCAAAGACGGTGACGCTCAGCTTCGCGATGAAAGCTGGCGCCAACTTCTCAGCGGCGAACGTTTCGATCCTGCTCGTCACCGGCACAAGCACAGGCGAAGACGGCAATCTCATCGCGGGCGGAACCTGGGGCGGGCAAGCGACCGAGATTGGCGTCACCCAAACGCCCGGCACGACCATCATGCGCTATGAGTTCAGCGCTGATTTGCCGGCGAGCATCGGTGAAATCGGGCTGCAGCTTTCTTACACGCCGGTCGGCACGGCGGGCGCGAACGATTGGGTGCAGATCGAAGACGTGCAGCTCGAAGTCGCTGACGCGGCGAGTGAGATGGAGGCGATCTCCGAGCCGATCGATTATCTGCGCGCCAGCCTCGGCGCGGGCGGCCGCTTGGTCGCAAAAAGCACGTTCACAGATCCTGGCGCTGATCGCATCTTCTTCTGGGATTTTAGCGCACTTGATTTCACCGGGCTGACGCTGCCAGCAGCGGGGCTCGCGATTTCAGGCACTGCGCTGGCGCTGGCCAACGATCTCGCCGCGCTGGAAGGGCTCGCCTCCACCGGATTCGCTGTGCGCAGCGCATCGGACACCTGGGTGCAGCGCGCGCTCGCCGCGCCTGCGGCTGGCTTCAGCATCACGAACAACGATGGCGTCAGCGGCAATCCGACTTTCGTTTTGGCCAACGACCTCGCCGCACTTGAGGGGCTCGGTTCAACCGGCCTCGCCGTGCGCTCCGCATCTGACACTTGGGTGCAGCGCTCGATCGCTGTTGGAACCGGCCTTTCCGTGTCGAATGGCGATGGCGTCAGCGGCAATCCGACCGTCAGCCCCAGCGGTCGTTTGGCCGACGTCGCGGCGGTCGGTGTCACCGATAACGCGGTGTTGATCGGCAACGGGTCCGCGCTCGTTCTTGAGAGCGGCTCGACGCTGCTGACTTCGATCGGGCTCGGCACCGGGGACACGCCGACCTTCACCGGCGTCAACGTTGGCAACGCTGACACGACGCTCACGCGAGTCTCTGCCGGCGTGGCGGCGATCGAAGGCGTCACCATCCTTACCACGGCGACGGGAGCGCAGCTCACCGTCGGGAATACCTACTCGTTCACGGGCAGCTTCACGCAAACGTTCTCCGCCACGAACGACGCTCGCCTACGTCTCAACGGCGGAGCCGCCAACCAAGCGGACATCCGATACGCCAAGAGCGGCACGGATTTATTCCTGCAGGGCGTTGGTTCTGGCACCGGCAGCAACAATTTCATTCTCTGGAACTCTGGCCTCGGCGCTGCAAACTTCACCGTTGAAGCCGCCACCGGCTACACAACGTTCGGCTATGACGTTGTTCTACCGAGCACCGGCCCGACGTCCGTTTATTCCGCCGGCTATCGCGGCTCTCCGCTCATGGGCGGCGCCGCCGTAAACGCAGCGCGCACGTTTGCCGCCGCCGACATGGGCTGCACCGCCTATCACGACGAAGCGACGCCCCGCACCTGGACGATCGACTCCAACGCCAACTACGCCGCGCCGATCGGCTCGATCATCGTCATCGATAATACTGGCAATGCGGGCGCCGCTGGCACGATCACGCTCGCCATCACGACCGACACGCTGCGGCGCGGCGACGGCACGGCGGGCACGGGTTCCCGTTCAATCGCCGCCGGCCAAAAAGCCACCGCCCAGAAAGTGAAATCCACTGAATGGGTGTTGAGCGGAACTTTCTCATAAGGAGCAGACATGGCTATCGAAGCCCACGACCAGAAGCGCCTTCTCAT